GTCGTGAGCGATGAAGAATTGGCACGAAATCAAGAGCTTGTTGAAATTGAACTGCGTGAAGAGAAAGCAGACAGTCAACGAAGAATGGCTTGGGTTAGTCTNNNNAGTATGGTGGTTTTCGCTTTACTACCACTTCTGCCCTTCATTCCTGAGTCTCGCTTGTCCACTCTGGCTTCTTTGAGCGATATGCTGTTTCTCAGTCAGGCATCTATTGTAGGGCTATACTTTGGTGCTACAGCGTACATGGCAAAAGGGCGGTGAGCGATGAAAGGCGAGTTACATTGCGCTGCGCTGGTTGCAAAAAGCCGGGAGCAGTAATGGATTTTGTACACCTGAAAGTAAAACTACTTTGCGGCAAGTGTTTTGCCCGATATAGCGGGTGGGCGTAATGGGGATACTCGGATCACTCATAGGCCCAGCCACTCAGCTACTAGATAAAGTAATTGAGGACAAAGATCAAAAGAATGCGTTGGCACATGAGATTGCCACTATGGCGGAGCGTCACGCTCAAGAACTTGCCAAAGGACAGCTAGAGGTCAATAAGGTCGAGGCGGCATCTAAGTCTTTGTTCGTGGCTGGCTGGCGGCCTTGTATCGGTTGGGTGTGCGCGCTCGGGCTTTTTTACAACACGATCCTTTCAAACATACTGGGCATCTGGGTAGAGGTGCCAGAAATAGACACCACACTACTTGTACCCGTTATGATGGGAATGTTGGGCTTAGGCGCGATGAGATCATACGAAAAGGTACAGGGCGTAAGCCGGGAGAAGTAATGGGTATTCAGTTAATAGGAATGTTGAAGCGCCATGAAGGTGTGCGTAGTCATGCATATAAGTGTTCAGAAAACATGATCACTGTAGGCGTGGGGCGTAACATTGACGAAAACGGCGGCCTTGGACTTTCTGATGATGAAATTGAGTATTTACTAGCCAATGACATAAGGCGTGTGCGCGATGAGCTTGATGACACTTACTTTTGGTTTGCTGCTCTTAACGAGGCGCGAAAAGACGCAATGATTGATATTTGCTTTAATCTTGGTCTTACGCGACTGCGTGGGTTTGTAAAGGCGCTAGAGGCAATGTCCCGTGAGCAGTTTGACATAGCCGCTGATGAGTTTATGGATTCCAAGTGGAGCGAGCAGGTTGGGAAAAGGGCGGTTGAAGTTACCGAAATGATTAGAACTGGAGAGTATTAGCAATGGCATTGTTTGAAAAGACCTCTCAAGCGCCCCAGCTTGGGTTTGCACCCTCCCCTACACTTAGCGGGTCTTTTACTCAGGCTCCTGTCCCTGTGGGATACGGGCAAATGCAGGGTCAACCGACGCTCTCTAGAAACCCTAACTACGGGGTTCCTTCTGGTATAGCAGCTTTACTGGGCGGCGCTAACCCTATGGGCGCTCCCCAACCAAGCGCAACATTGACCCCTCAGCAAGCAGTGGCGACGTTAACACCGGGAAGAGCAGACCCTACATCCATGTCCCAGTTTGGGACATCGTTCGGCCTCGGAGGATCTAGCCCTGCAACCCCACCAATGCCGGGAACAAATCCTTTTACTGGTCAGGCGTTTCAAACATTTGATCCAACAGAAGCCGCAAACATATTTACGCAAGGAAGGATTGCTGAAGAGCAAGCCGCTGCTCAGGCTTTTGCACAAGCTGAGGCTGATCGTGTTGCGGCAGAGCAAGCCGCCGCTGAAGCTGAAGCCGCAAGAACCCCTTATGATGACCCAGCATTAGAGCAGTTAAGGTCTGATGTTATGGCGCAAGGGCCAGAATCTTATGGCACCGAGCTTTACGAAGACCTTTTGAATGCGTTTGATACCTCAAACAAAACAGATCAAATTGTTGCTCAAAACAATGCAGCTTTAGAGCAGGCGCGAGCCGAGGCGGAAGCTTCTTCTTTGGCTCTTGCTGAAGCTCAAGCAGAGGCTGCTGCTGCAAAAGAGCAACTGAGCGGTTTCTTTAACCCTTCTCAAGAAACAACGCCTGAGCCAGAACCAGCAATACCTCCTGTGTCGCCTGTTCCCGATGTTATGCCTCCGATGCAGATCGGCACTTTCGGCCCTAGAGATGGCCTTGCTGCTTCACCTTTAATGCCCGGATCTTTTGATCCAGAGAGCGGAACCTTCTTGCCAAGCATTCCTGTTGCGGCATCAGAGCCTGCTCCCTTACCAGAGCCGCCGTTAATTGAGAGGCCACCAGTCGTGCCATCTAGGCAGGACGTTATGAGGCCACCCCTACCACCTCCACCACCACCTCCTCCGGCTCCAGTTGCTCTCCCTCTTGAACCTGAAGCTGGCCTTGGAGACAGGTTGCGTGGCATGGGCGGTATATTCGCTAACGCAGTTGCCCCCGGTGATGTGGGGTATGAGGACTTAGCAGCAGCGGCGACCCGAACAGGGGGAAGCCTTGCTAGTGGCGTACAAAGACCAGCGCCAACACCACGACCAGTGCCGTTTAAGCCCCCGTTAAATCCCAAGATGTCTGATTTATTTCCATTTGGCGGCAGAGGTGGTGGCTCTTTGATGACCCAGCCCCAACCAACGCCAGCCGTACCCGTTGGTATAGATGCATTACTTGGTGGCGGAAGAGGGGAGCCAGCAAATATCCCAATGCCAGCACCAATGCCAGCACCAATGCCAGCACCAATGCCAGCACTGCCGTCAGCGCCACCAGTAATGTCTGAGGTTGATTATGATGCGTTAGTCGCTTTAGCTAACCAACCGCCTCCACCGCCACCAATGGTTACTCCTGCGGAAGCAAGGGCGGCAGCAACGCCAATGCCTACACCTTCGTTTAATTTTTCTGAAAACTACGGCATGACATTGCCTCCCAAGCCAAAGACCCAAAAGGTCACTAAGCCTAAGAAAGGCAGGAAGAAAGTCGCTCAGCCTGATCAGACATCTAGCAGGAAAAAACGCAGACGTAAGCAGAGAGGGCCGCGTTAAACATGGCTCTTAGTAAGATCAAGTTTGCCCCCGGCGTAAACAAAGAAGGCACAGAGTATTCTGCTGATGCAGGATGGTTTGATGCTGACAAGATACGCTTTCGCCAAGGCAGGGTTGAAAAGATAGGGGGTTGGGAGAAGTACACAGATCAAAGCTTCCTTGGTGTCTGTCGGTCTTTGCACAACTGGTCATCTTTAGAGTCCATAAATTATTTAGGCGTAGGCACTAATCTAAAGTTCTATGTAGCTGAAGGCGCTGGGTACAACGACGTAACCCCAATAAGGCTCACCTCTGGCGCGGGTGATGCTACATTTGCAGCAACAAACGGCTCTTCAACGATCACAGTTACAGAGAACGCTCATGGCGCGGTTGTTAATGACTTTGTTACTTTTAGTAGCGCAGCTACTCTGGGCGGTCTAGTTACAGCTGCCGTCTTAAATCAGGAGTATCAGATTACTTCTGTGCCAACGACCAACACCTTTACGATTACGGCCAAGGACACAAACGGAACCGAGGTAATCGCAAACTCTAGCGATACGGGTAACGGCGGCAGTTCTACTGTTGCGACTTATCAGATAAACACAGGCTTGAACACTTTCGTTCAGGGCACTGGTTTCGGAGCAGGCACTTGGAGTTCTGGCGCTTGGGGCAGTTCTAGCAGTATATCTGCGGCTGGGCAGTTGCGATTGTTCAGCCAAGACAACTTTGGTGAGGACTTGGTGTTCAATGCTAGAGGAGGCGGTGTTTATTACTGGGACGAAAGCTCTGGCACAGGCACTAGAGCCATAGAGATCGGCTCTCTTGCAGGGGCATCAAACACACCAACTGTTGCTTTGCAGGTTCTTGTATCTGACATAGATCAGCATGTTATCGCTTTTGGCTCTAATCCAATTGGCTCATCAACTATTGACCCGTTATTAGTTAGGTTCTCTGATCAAGAGAACGCAGCAGATTGGACGCCAACAGCAACAAACACTGCTGGTGGTGTCAGGATAAACTCTGGATCAGAGATCATTGGTGCCGTACAGACAAGGCAAGAGATACTTGTTTTTACAGATGTAAGTTTGCACTCAATGCGGTTTACTGGCGCTCCGTTTACCTTCCAGTTTTCAACGCTAAGCACAGACATCTCTATGATCTCCCCAAACGCGGCGGTTAACGCCAGAGGCTCCGTGTACTTCATGGATTCTGGTGGGTTCTATGTCTACAACGGCTCAGTGCAGCCACTGCCTTGTAGCGTTAAAGAGCATGTGTTTACCAACTTGAACAAAGGTCAGGCGTTCAAGGTCTTTGCAGCAGAAAACAATGACTTTTCAGAAGTTATTTGGTTCTACCCTGTGGGCGAAAGCGATACAGAGATTACCAACTATGTGTCGTACAACTACGCTGAAAACCTTTGGGCTGTAGGCACTTTGGATCGTGGCGCTTGGATTGGTTATTCCAAGAACTCCAACCCTATTGCATCCAGCGTAAACACTGGGGTCACCGACGCAAACTACCTATACAGCCATGAAACTGGCTTTGATGATGACGGTCAGGCAATGACAGCGTTTGTTGAGTCAGGTGATCTAGAGATAGGTGAAGGTGAGCGGTTTATGATGATTAGCAGGATAATCCCTGACTTTAGCTTCCGTGGAGCTACATCAGATGCGTCTGTTGATTTTACAATCAAAGGCAGCAACTTCCCGCTAGAAACGCCCACAACCCAAGCAACAGCTACGGTTACATCGTCAACCCAGCAGTCACACATACGCACAAGAGCAAGACATGCAATCGTTCGCATTGAGAGCAGCGGGTCTGGTTTTGGCTGGAGGCTTGGTGATCTTAGGTTTGATATGCGACAGGACGGTAGGCGCTAATGGCAACAAGACAAAACCCACTACCTGTTCCAACGCCAGAGTATGATGTTAACAACGAGGCGATTACTCGCAGAACCATAGAACAAGCAATGGATCAGATAGAAAACGACGTAAACCTAGCAAAGACCCAAGGCGACAAGTCTGGATCTTTAGCTATGCGTAGGTTTCAGTTCCTGCTTATGGGTGCATCGTGACAGACGTTATCAAGGTACTTGGTCAGGTTGATGTCAGCGCGACTACAACAACGACTTTGTACACAGCGCCCGACCTAACACAAACAACTGTTAGCTCATTGGTTATATGTAACCGTGGCGGTTCTGGCATCACGTTCAGAGTNAGTGTNCACGTTGGCGGNGCAACAGCCGATGACAAGCAGTTTATTTTTTACGACGAGGATCTTGCAGCAACCACCACNAGGACGGTTGTAATAGGCATTTGCCTCTCTCAAACAGATGTGGTCAAGGTTTATTCCAGCGCCGCCAATGTAAGTTTTAACCTATTCGGGGTGGAGACAAGTTAATGAACTATGTAAGAGGACAGCTACAGCAAGCGCCATTACAGCCACAAGCAGAACAGATGGCCCAGTATGGTCGTTACGGCGACAGTATGTTGGTTCACATGAATCCAGCAGAGGTGCAGGGCATAGCATCACTTACCCCCGGCGGTTTAACTACAAACCCTGTCACGGGCCAGCCAGAGGCGTTTGCCTTTCTTATACCTATGTTGGCAAGCATGGCCGCTCCCGGCGCGTTTACAGCCGCTGCTGGCGCTTTAGGCACAGGTGCGCTAGGAAGCACCTTGGCTGCAATAGGCGCTAACAGCGCCCTAGCAGGCGCTATAGGCTCAGGCCTTGCCACAACAGCCATGACTGGCGACCTCAAGAAGGGTATTGCTTCTGGCCTTACAGGCTATGGACTTGGCTCTGCTTT